GATGTCGGTGGTGAGCAGTATGTTGTTTGCACCAGAAGCGTGAATCGCAATGGTGTTGTTTCACTAACTATCAAGAAGGGTAAAAATGTCTGAGAACATTTGGGAATCACAGCTGGAAATCAATAAGATTTGTGACAAGCGTATTGCGTTGTTGGATCAGCAGTTGTCTGCGGTGACTGCTTTGGTTATTCGCCAGGGTGAGTTGTTGCAGGAGTTGGCTAAGTTGGCTGCGCCGACACCACCGGCTGACAGCACTGCGAAGCACCGTGCGAGTGACATTGGTGAGATGTAATGGCACAGTTCAATCTGGCCGATTACGAAACCGTTGAGCAGCGCATCAAACGGTTCTATGCTGACAACCCGAATGGGCGCATCATCACTAAGAACAAGACCACGCCAACTGACCGGTCTGTTTCGACCTGGGTTGTGAAGGCTGAGATTTGGTTGCCGCTTGATTACGACAAAGAATCGGTGAATGTTCGATTTGTTGAGCAGGCCTATTTGAAGGCTACTGGTTGGGCTTTTGAGATTGACGGTCAGGGCATGGCTAATAAGACCAGCGCGTTAGAGAACGCTGAAACATCGGCTATTGGTCGTGCGTTGGCTAATGCTGGCTATTCGGGCAACAAGAGAGCTAGTCGTGAGGAAATGGCGAAGGTTGCCAGGGCTGAGAGCCGTGACTGGTTGGGCGAGGCCGAAGCACTAGCCTTGACTTATGCTGTTGACAAGTTGCGCCTGTTATACACCGATGCGGTGGCCGGTAAGGTTGCGCCTGAAATCTTGGAAAAGATAAAGGCGTATGGATCAACGGCTAAACCGTAAAATCCTGCTCGCTTCGATTGTGGAGTTGCAGGAAACTATTGCTTGGGAATTTTGGCATGGGTCTGCTGACACTTGTGAAGTTTTATTGATTACTCAAAGGGAAAGGTTGCAGCGTGTTGATAACACCGGACATGGTGATTCAGGAATTGCAGAGATTGACAACGGAAGCGGCGAAAGCACCGGCGGCGATATTTGATGCTGAGAAGAAGTTGGCTGAGGCCGAGTTTGCGTTAGAGCGTGGGTTCAATTTGGCGTTTATGAACGCTGAGGGAACTGTCGCTGATCGCACTGCGTTGGCGAAGTTGGAAACAGGCCAGTTGCGCCTGGATGCTGACATTGCTAGGGCTGAGTTAAACAGGGTGCGGAATAAGGCTAAACAGTTGGCTGATGCTGGTGTTTTGAATGCCACTATTGGCCGGCAGGTTGAGCTGCTTTTCAGAACCGGTCACTAGCATTGGGTTATGCCTATTAGTCAGACCTGCGGTTTTTGCGGTTCATCGTTTGAGGTGAGTGGTGCGCGTGAGGTGGCTTTGTGGCGTGAGTGGGTGTCGAAGCATCGGTGCGAGGTTACGCCTGATGTGACTGAAACACCGATTATGACTTCGGCTGAAACTTCGTTTGAGCGTATTGGTTTTCAGATGAAGTCGTTGAACATTGACCTGCCTGATAAGCCTGGTTGGGATGATGAATAGGCGCGAGTTCGACAAGCTGTTGGCGCGTGATAAGCATTGTTTGCATTGTGGGAAGGTTGATGACACGCTGATTCCGCAGCATAGGGCTAATCGTGGGTTTGGTGGTGCAGGTCGCAAATCTACGCTAAATAATGCATCAAATCTTATAGTTTTTTGTGCTGAGGCCAATGGGCTGATTGAGTCGGATGCGGTGTGGGCTGACCGTGCTAGGTTGTTTGGTTGGAAGTTGTCGCGGTGGGCTGATCCGACTGCAACACCGGTCTATGACTTGCCGAACGCTGTTTATTGCATTATTGGCGATGACTGGTCTAGGGTGGAGTTACACAATTTCGGAAAAGGGTATTTGACGAATGAAAATCGGGAGTCTTTTTAGCGGCTACGGCGGCTTAGATTTGGCTGTGCAGGAAGTGTTTGGTGCGCAGGTCGTTTGGCATTGCGAGTGGGAAGATGCGCCGTCTGCGGTGTTGGATGCTCATTGGCCTGGTGTGCCGAATTATCGTGATGTGACCAAAGTGGATTTCACACAGGTTGAGCCTGTTGACATTTTGACTGGTGGGTTTCCCTGTCAGGATTTGTCGGTTGCTGGTAAGCGTAAAGGGTTGACTGATGGCACACGGTCTAATTTGTGGTTTGAGTTTCATCGTGCCATTGTTGAGCTGCAACCAAAGTTTGTTGTCATTGAGAATGTAAGGGGTTTGCTAAGTGGTAAAGCAGATAGCGAGTTGGAACTCGAATCTTCAGGTGTGGGGTTTGATGGAAGCAAACCTGTTCTCAGAGCGATGGGTGCTGTGGCAGGAAGTTTGGCCGAAATCGGGTATGACTGTAAGTGGGTCACTGTTAGAGCTAGCGATGCCGGCGCACCTCACAGGCGAGAGCGAGTCTTTATCCTTGCCAACGCCAAGCACACAGGATAACTCTGGCAAGTGTCGTGACCACGGTGGCGATTTGTTGCACGAGTTTATTTGTGGTTGCGAACGGTCTGAGCGCAAAGATATTGATGATGATTCTTTGATGCGAACACCGTCTGTTGTTGACAGCACTGGTGGGGCTATTAGCGAGAAGCAGGCGCGTGAGCGTGGGCGTATGGTCAAGGTTGCGGATCAGGCCGCGCAGTTGGCTTTTGATAACGGTTTGAAGGTGTCTGAGTCTGTTGCTGAGAGTCTTCTGCCGACACCGACTTTGGGTCATTTGCGCAACCATGATGAACCTGTTGAAGATTATTTGCAACGCCGTCAGGATTTCATTGATGGTCGCACTAAGGGGATGCCTGGGGCTAGTTTGGGTGTTGCTGTGCGCATGGAAACTTTGCCAACACCAACAGTTGCAATAACTAAAAACGGCGGTTCGTCTTCGCCTGAATACAAGCGCGCTCGTGGCTCAATGGTGACTTTGAAGGATGAAGTTGAAAAGGGCAATGACATAGTTTTGCCGACACCGAAGGCTTTGGATGGTGTCAAGGGCAATTTGAGGTCATCGCAGGAACGCTTGGATTCGGGTCGGCAGGTTGATTTGCCAAATGTTGCCATTGACTTGCAAGACAAACAAACGAACTGGGGCAAGTTTGAGCCAGCGATTCGCCGGTGGGAACAGCACACACGGCCTGCACCTGCACCAACGAAACCTGATGGCAAGGATGGCAACCACCGTTTGAGCAGTTTGTTTACGGAGTGGATGATGGGTTTGCCTGTGGGTTGGGTGACTGGTCATGGGTTGAAGCGCAATGATGAGTTGAAGATGTGTGGCAATGGTGTTGTGCCGCAACAGGCTGTTTTGGCTTTGCGGTATTTGTTAGGGGAAACTGATATCCCAAAAGCCTAAGCACTGAGAGAGAGAGAGAGAGAGAGAGAGAGAGAGTTAACTTGCCAACACCAACAGTGAGCGACACCTTCACAGCTGGACTCAAATCTTCTCAGCAGAAACCTGGTTCGATGCATAGCGTGACACTGCCACAAGCGGTGTTATGGTTGGTGGACTAAACTGAATAAAGAACGACCACAGTGCATGGAAACCCTGTGGCCGCTCAAACCGATAATCGAGCTATCGGCATTTCCTAGAATACTAGGTTTGCCGTTGAAAGGCAGTAAAAAATGAGTTTTGGCGCATCAGCAGTAGCCTGGCATCACTCACAAGCAAAAGGCACAGACCTTTTGGTTCTCATGTCACTCGCAAACTACATCAATGACGATGGCGCATGGCCGAAGGTTGAAACCATAGCCAAAGGTGCAAGAACCAGCGTTCGACAAGTTCACCGATCACTAGCAGTTCTCAAAGAGCTAGGCGAGATTAGTTGGGAACACGGTGCTGGTGTCGGTCGCGGCGTTTACAAGTCAAACCTTTACAAGTTGCTGTTGTCATGTCCGCCTGAGTGTTCGGGTGACTGGAATCACACCGTGCGACAATCTGTCAGGTCTGGCACAGATGTCAGGTCTAGGGGTGACAATCTGTCAGGTCTAGACATGACACACACGGCAGACAAACCTATTACTGAACCAGTTAAAGAACCTGTAATAAAAGCAACAACAAACAAACCACATTTACTGAACGAATCGTGGTTGCCGGATGATCGGCTGATTGGAATGTTCGTCACCAAATGGCCTTTGCTGAACATGAGCGAACAGACCGAAGCGTTCAAGCTGCATCACATGGCAAAAGGCTCAAAGATGGCTGATTGGGGTTTGGCTTATCAGAAGTGGATGAATCAGGCTCAGAAGTGGGCTGCTGAGAAACAGCCAAAAGACCAGGTGCGCAAGATTGTGGGCGATTTCTGATGTATGAGCAAAATGCCGAAAAAATCTTTATAGGCGCAATTCTTCTTAGCGGTGGTGCGGTTTTAGATGATTGCCACCTGATCGCCAGCGACTTCTTAACTGATAAGCACTCAAAGATTTTCGCAACTATGGTGCAGATGCGCCGCGATGGTGAGGGCATTGACACGGTAACGGTTGGGTCGAAGATTCCTGAGCTGTCAGCGTATTTGCATGAGGCCACAGGGGAAACACCAACCTGGCAGAACGCCAACTTTTATGAGCAACTAATTCATGACCGAAACGCTCGGTGGGCTTTGGTGCAGGTGGGTCACGATTTGCAGTCTGCCGGTAACGCTATCGACAGCGATGTGGATGTTGCGTTGGATCGTGCTGGTGACCGTATTGAGCAGGTGACAGTTGGCAGGTTGCGGTCTGAGGTTGAGTTTGTCAATGACTTGATTCTGCCAGCGGTTGATAACTTGAACAGCGCACCTGACTTTGTGCCGTCACAGTGGAGTTATTTGAACGACTTTTTGGGTGGGTTTCGACCTGGTGCGCTTTACATTATTGGGGCTAGGCCGGCGGTGGGTAAGTCTGTGGTTGCAGTGAACATGGCTTATCAGTTGGCGGCCACTGGTGCGGTGAGTTTCCACAGCCTTGAAATGAGCAAGCGTGAGATTGTAAATCGCCTATTTGCCAGCGTGTGCATGGTGAGCATGGATCACATTGAGCAGCGGAAGATGACTGAACTTGACTGGGAACGCATTGCTAAGGGTCGTGAGGCGATGGCTAGGCCGATTGCGATTGCTGATAAGTCTGGGCAGACTTTGACGGATGTTCGGGCGTTCGCACGGCAGGTTGGCAAGAAGCAGAAGTTGGCCGCGATTGTCGTGGATTACTTACAGCTCATGCAGGACACTGAGCGTGGGCGTAGTCGTTACGAGTCTGTGACGGCTATCAGCAACGGCCTTAAGATTTTGGCTAGGGATTTGGATGTGCCTGTGATTGCTTTGGCGCAGCTGAACCGTGCTGTTGAGGGTCGAAAAGACTCTGCACCTGGCTTATCTGACCTGCGTGACTCTGGCGCTATTGAGCAGGATGCCGATGTGGTGATTTTGTTGAACCGTGAACGAGGGCAGGATGATTCTGAGGATGAACGGTCAAAGATGGTGTTGCATATTGCCAAGAACCGTCATGGTCGGACAGGCCATGTTGCGCTCAAGTTTGAAGGATTGTTTGCGCGTGTCGTTCAAAACAAGTAATCTAGCGGTGTGGAAGACAATCAGGTGCAGTGCCGTAAATGCGGTTTCATTTGGACTGTTATCCCTAAAAAGAAACACACGGCACAATACTGTGCCAGTTGCAGAGCTAAACCAGCAAAGCAGGTGAAATACAATGGCGAAGCGTGTATTCCGTGGCATGGTGACTTTGACCGTGCTGATCGGCCTGTGGTTCGTGGTGTTTTGTTTCTTCCTGGTAGTCGTGTCTGTGGTCATTCCGATTGTGTGGCTTCTGCTCACATTGTCAGTGGTGACAAATAAACTGAAACAACCAATTAGAAGGGTAAAAGAATGGCTAAAAATCTAGTAGTAACAATCACTGGCTACGCTGGTGAGATCAAGCAGGGCAAGTCGGGCGAGTATGTGGTTGTGCCTGTGCCGGTGGTTCGCAAAACCGATGCTGGTGAGTGGGAAACCGTTGAGAAGCACTATTTCAACATCGCGTTGGATTCGGGTCACAGCGTTGAGAAGGATGGCTTCTACGAGGTCACCGGTGAGCTGCGGATCAGTAAGTGGCAGAACGATAAGGGCGAGGTTGTTGTTTCGTTCTGGGTGTCGAAGGCTGTTTTCAGGTCGTTGGCGAAACCAGGCAACCCTGCTGGTCGCACGAACCTTGAAGCGTTTGGTGCTAGTGAGATTGCGCCGTTCTAATGCACAAACTTTTGACCTTCTTTGTTTTGGGGTCGGGTGCGCTGTTTTCGTGGCTGGCTGTTGACAGCGATGCGTTGCCTGTGCCGTTGCGGTTGTGGGCGTTGATTGTGTTTATGTTTCAGGTTGGCACGATGGCGGCAGTGTGGTTGCGGAAGTAGGCCGCGAACACGCTTTGCTGTTTGTTGATGGCAGACCAGCACCACAGGGCAGCAAGAACGCTTTTGTGATTGGCAAACGCGCCGTCATGGTTGAGGCCAGCAAACACTTACCAGCTTGGCGCAACGACATCATTCTGGCAGTCAGGCAGATGTTCAATGACACGCAAGATGTCACCAAGTTTGTCGAACCGGTCAAACTCAAAGTGACCTTCTACATCGAACGACCTAAGCAGCCGAAGCACAAGGTCTATCCTGGCGGCAAACCCGACCTAGATCACTACATAAGGGCTGTGGGAGATGCGCTGACCATTGGCGGCCTAATTGCTGATGATGCGCTCATAGTCAAGATTCTGGCTGAAAAGGTGTGGTGTGGCGAGAAAACAAGGCCTGAGCCTGGCGCGACCATTGAATTGTGGCGATTGTAACGGTTAGATAACGACACGCAAAATGGGCGTTTCGGTGCTTGATTTTGTCTGTGGTCATCCCTAGATTTGACCTGTCAGGCCAACAAACTGACGAAAGGGTAACAAATGACAAACACACTCTCAGAAATTGAATTGGCTGAAAAGCTAGTGTCAGACACATGGATTGCTTTTCAAGCCGCATTAAGAGAAGAAGAAAAATCGGGTCTTGCTGATCCGTGGACTCGTGGCGTAAGAGCTTTATGGGCCGAGTCAGTTGAAGCAAAATACAGACTCGCTGAACTAAAAAACGCAGCTGAAAAAGTAGGTGCGTAATGTTCAAAATTCTATTGATATTGGCTGCCGGCGCAGCTTTGGGCTTCGGCCTGCACTATGTCTACGAGTTCGGATTAGAACTTTGGATGGTTGGGATCTGCTCACTTGTATTTGCTGGTGGCATGTTCTACGACTACTACACACGACCAGGTGTGAAGCGAGGCCGCAAATGAGCGCGGATGCAAAATACACTTTTGAGCAGGTTTCTTTGGCTGTGCGTGAAGCAGCTAACACTGCCTATGAGATGGGCAAGATGGAAACTGTTGTGAAGGTTGCCGACTTTATTCAGTCGTTGGCGCAGCATCCGTCTAGGACACCTTCGTTGGAGTATGTTGCTGAGAGGGTGCGTGACTTCGATGCTTGATTTGACGAAACCTGAAATCAAACAGGCTTACTTGTTGGGTGTCGAAGCCGGAAGGTCTAGCGCAAACACCGATGCTGACCGTGCAGCGCAGAACACCGAGAACCGTATTGTTTATGAGCTTGGGCTTTATCACACGAAACTTATGAAGCATGATTGCGTTGTGCAGGCTGGTGTGGTCAAACACTGCATCGGTCTTATCCAGGGCGAGGTGCTAAATGATTGATCCGCATGGTGAACCGGTGCGCGAGAACTATCGCAAACAGGGTGAGGTTCGTGAGCGTGAGCGCATTGTTGAGCTAATCAAACGACAGGTGTGTTTCGATGCTTTGGCTGATCATGAGTCAATGGAAATATTTCGCGATACCCGACCTGAAATTGTGGGCCGTTGCGCTCATCATGGCGGCAAATGCACAGACCTGTTGAACCTAATTGCAAGATTGGAGTCACAAAATTGAGCGACAACATTAAATGGCAACCGAGTCAAGAATGGCTAGAAGGGTATGCATTGGGCTATAAACGAGGTCAACTCAAAGTAACAAAAGTCATGCTTGAATCGGTCAGGAATAGTCCTGATGCTGCGAACAAGTGGGATAAGGCAGTTATTAAGTGGCTTACTGACTTGCAGAAACATCTGAAAAGGGGCAGCAAATGAGCAACCCTGAACTAGAACGCGAGTTCGACCCTAAATGGTTTGAACCTGCGCCTAATCAATCGCAATACACGCAGGGCTTCTATGCTGGCAGGATTTTTGAGCGTGAGCGCATCCTGGCCGATATTGAGAAGTTGTTGCCTAGAATCGATGAGCAGGGTCAAGCAGCTTGGTTTAGACACGCAGCTTATGTTCGCGCAATCAAGGGTGGTAACTGATGGATGTCTTGTATGTGGGTTTCGGCATCATTATCGCCTGCACAGCGATTGTTGCCTGGCTGAGAGCCGGTGACGAATGATGCGCAATCAGGTCAAACTATTCCTAAGCAACGCAGCTGAACTTCGTGCAGCATCGAAACTGATTGATGATGACAACCTGGTGTGGGATGAAGACTTTGAGGGCATCCGCAAAGACTTGGCCGCCTGGTTGCTTGATGAGTCGCGCAAAGGAAACCACGCCAACCGTTACGCTTTGATGGTCGCGAAGAAACTGAACAGGGGCTGGTGATGGGTTTACTAGACAATTTAGAACCACACAAGAAGGCTAGGCCGTGTCGTGTCAGGTCGTTGTTGGCTGAACTTGATAAGAAGGATGCCGACATTCTGGCTTCTGCGTTGCAGTCACCTGATTTGTGGCCTGCAAAGACTCTGAGTAACGCGTTGAAGCAGCGTGGCGTGTTGTTGTCTGATTCCGCTGTTACTCATCACCGTTCAAAAGCGTGTTCATGTGGGAAGATTGACTGATGCTAGAAGACTTGCAACCAGCACCGAAACTTGATGCGCCGAACAGTTGGCGGCCTGCTGTTGAGTTTGACGGCACTAATGGCGAAGCAACCACCAGGGGTTTCTTGCCTGATGAGCAGCCGAACTTTGATGAGTTTTTGGTTGAGGCTGGTTTTGACCCTGCACTGATTGAGATTGTGGGCGAACCACGCACTAGCCGTTGGCAGGTGGCTAGACCGTTTCCGCTTGATCCGCAGTGGTTGACGGCTTACCGTTTCAGGTTTAAGAAACGCACCGGCACTAACCCTGATTTGCCGTTGTTGTTTGCTGAGGCTAAGAAGACTAGGCCTCGCACACCGAAGGCCACAGCGAATGAAAAGGTGTTTGTTGTTTGCCTGGCAGATTTTCAGGTTGGCAAGGTTGATTATCGTGGGGGCAGTAAAGAGCTGATTCAGCGCGTGTTGGCTTCGTATGACCGCATTGAGGCACAGTTGAAGGCTGGCAAGTATGGGCGAATCTATGCGCTTGATTTGGGTGACATCATTGAGGGCATTGAGAACGCTGCCAGCATGACACAGTTGCAAACCAACGATCTGAGCGTGATGCAACAGGTTGATTTGGCTGCTTCGCTGGTTTGGGATTTTTTGAAGATGGCCACTAAGTATGCGCCGGTGACTTATGCCAGCATCGGGTCGAACCATTGCCAGTGGCGTGTGAACCGTCAGCAGATTGGCAAACCTGGGCGCGATGACTGGGGCATTGTTATTTTGCAACAGCTGCGCCGACTCGCAACAGAGGTCGGGTTGCCTGTGGACTTTCTTGTGCCACATGAGCAGGAAGAATCACTAATCTTTGACGCGTTCGGTGACGGCTTCCACCTTGTCGGTATTGCTCACGGTCACCAGTTCAGCAGACCTGAGAACGCTGTGACTTGGTGGCGGCAGAACACCTTTGGCAATCAGACCATCAGCGCGGCATCCATCCTGCTAACAGCTCACTTCCACCACCTGCGAGTTGTTGAGGCTGGTCAGTCACACAACGGCGGTTCACGGTTCTGGGTGCAGGCCACGACCAGCGACAACGGATCGTCATGGTTCAAGCGTGTGTCGGGTGAGGACTCTGTGCCTGGCATTACCTGTTTGGAACTGACCAAAGGTTTGCACTATCAGGGCGCGGTGCTTAAACTGTAAGACTTGGGGCGCAAGTGGTTTCGACTGCAATCAAGACCTTGTTGGGGTAATTGCAGGAGCAGGATTCGACTTCCTGGCGCTCCACTCATAACTGAATATCGTTCGACAATAAACGCCGAGAAATTACTCTCAACCAGGAAAGGTAGGCGCTAAATGAAGAAACAACTAATCGCACTCACAACTTTGGGTGTCATTCTTGCCGGTTGCACATCATCGGCAACAGCTGCGCAAATACTTGCGCCACAGGCCACGGTAAAACAAATTCCTGATTTCATGTCTGTTGTGAAGCAGGATGCTGCCGAGTTCCGCATGGCTAAGGTCGTGAAGGCGTTGAAGAAGCGCATTGGCAAAACTTGGTATGTGTTTAGCGGTTCGACACCTTCGGGTTGGGATTGCTCAGGCATGACTCGTTGGGCTTATGCGCAGATCGGGATAGACATTCCGCACTCAGCTAACAAGCAGGCTTTGAGTGGTGTGAAGGTGTCTGCACCGGCTATTGGTGATTTGGTGCTGTTTGGTTACAAAGGCACAAACACTTACTTTCATGCCAGCATCTACATTGGCAACGGCAAGGTGATCCATGCAGGGTTCAAGAAGGGTCAGACCACTTCGGTTCTTGACTTGCAGTCGGCCAGCGTAAAGAATACAAAGATGAGATTTGTGAGGGTCGGCTGATGTATCAGTGTGAGCGTTGCGGTTGTGAGATGACCGAGGTTGTGGTGTTGGCGCGGAAGAAGCGTGGCAAAGACCTGTGGGGTTGTGCGCAGTGCAAGGCTGGTCAGATGGCGCGTGTGAAGACTGCTTATGGTTTGTGCCAACCTCATCAGGGTTTGTTTGACGATGACGATAATCCGTTGGATAAGTTTGGGCGTTTGTATCGGCCTGGTCTTAGGCTTTGTGGGTATCGGGATTGTGTGGCTGTTGACCATTTGGTTCTTGACCCTGGTTGCCGGTTGGATTCGGGTATTGGTCGGGCGTTGAAGGCCAAGAAATAAAGAAAAGGAATTGTCGTGACAGCAAAGGAACTGTTGGCAGCGTTACAGGCTTATTACATTGAGCTGTATCAGTTGGGTGCTGATCGTGAAGCGGTGGCCATCGCACAGTTCATCGAACGGCTAGACAAGTGAGCATCTACTATCAGGATGACCTGGTGACCCTGTATCACGGTGACTGTTTGGAACTGACTGACTGGGTAAACGCTGATGTGCTGGTTACTGACCCGCCGTATGGCATTGCCTATAAATCCGGTGGGATGTCTAACGCAACTGTGGCAATACAAGACAAAGTTGCAAATGATGACACTCTTATTGTCAGAGATGCTGCACTTGACTTGTGGGGCAACGACAAACCAGGTCTAGTCTTTGGTAGTTGGCGCATGGACAGACCAAAGAACATCAGACACAGACTTATTTGGTATAAACAAAGCGCACTGCCAGGGATGAGGGCAACACCGTGGTTCAACGCCGATGAAGAGATTTATGTGCTTGGCAGCGGATTTGTTGGCAAACCTGAGCAAAATGTTTTGGTCACAACATCTCGACAGGATGGTGCATATGGCGAGGTTGCCAAGATTGGGCATCCGACACCTAAACCTATTGGGTTGATGGAACGGCTTATTGATAAGACGCCACAAGGCATAATTGCTGACCCTTTTGCAGGATCGGGCGCAACACTGCTGGCAGCTCGTAACAAGGGCAGACAAGCAATAGGTGTTGAGTTGGAAGAGAAGTATTGCGAAATCATTGCTAACAGACTGCAACAGCACACGCTGTTCACAGATTAGGTCACCATGCCACTGTATGAATACACCTGCGCATCAGGCCACATAAGAAAAGAAATAAGAAGCATCCACGCCGAAGAACCAACAGACCTGAGATGTGTTGAGTGTGGTGAACCTATGTGGCAGGTGGTGGGTGGTGTGGGTGTGTCGTTCAAAGGTTCGGGTTTCTATTCGACAGATAAGGGCAAGTGAGCCGCTTCCGCCGACCATGCCTAACCTGTGGGCAACTGACTGAACCAGGTCAGAGTCGTTGCATCACGCACCAGGCACAGATAGACCAGCAGACAGCGAACAGGCGCGCAACCGTGAAACGAATCACAGGTCAGTATTCGGGTGACTACAAACGCCGCGCCAAAGCCGTCAGAGAATCAGCTGTGAACTGCCACATCTGCGGCGACCCTGCAAGACTCAACGACCCTTGGACAGCCGACCACATCATTGCCGGTGACCGAAACTCACCGTTAGCACCAGCACACCGTAGCTGCAACGAACGCCGCGGCAACAAACCACTCACCTAGACCCCTACACCCCTGGTGGCATACATCGGGGATGGGTCAATTCCTACGAAAACACCACGAAGAACACAGATCGGAA